GCCGAAGCGCAAGCGAAGGAAGACAGGCTGCGTGCCCAATATGACCCCGAATTTGCCATCTACCAGGCGGCGGAAAAGAAAAGGTCCGACATCTCCAAACTGGCAAACAGCGGAGCCATCACCGAAGAAGTGGCGACGGCAGCGAGGGCGAAGGCCAGCAAGGAATTTTCCAAGTCCATTGAGGATTTGGAGAAATCCACCGAGGAGCAGGGCAAACTGCAGCTCGCCACGGCTGGCACGGCGCGCGAGTTTATGGTTCTCGGCCACGAGGTTGTCACCGGGAACTTCAACCGCATTCCCGGCTCGTTGATGGTCCTGGCAGAGCGCATGGGCGAACTCGACAAGATCGCGGAGCTTGCCTGGAAGGCCATCACGTCGCCGGTCGGGCTGGCGATCATTGGCTTTGCCGCAGTGTCCGCCTCCGTAGTTGCGCTGGGCGTCTATGCGGAGGTGACGTCGCGCCGGCTCAACGAAATGATGGACATGATGGCCGCGCGCCGGAACGACTTCCGGGACATGGCGAACGAGGCCACCGACGCCGCCTACCACATCGCGGCGGTCACCCCCGGCATCTCGACGACCGACGCCCGCGCGGCGACGGCCGCGCTCGGTGGCGCGCCGCAGTTCCACGGCAGCCAGAAGGATCTGGAAGCCCTCACCAAAGCGGCGAACGACCTCGCCATGAGCCTGGGCACCTCACTCCCCGAAGAAGCCAAGGCACTCGCCGGCGCCATGAAAGATGCCGGCCAGGAAGCGCAAATCCTGAGCGACAAGGGATTCCGCCCGTTCGACCAGACTCTCGTGGACCATATCAAGCTGCTCGTTGAAAGCGGAGACCGGACCAGGGCTTTCGCCGAATTTATGGTGGCGCTGCAGAAGGCCGTTGGGGGCGCCACGGAACGGGTGACCCCGCTGGAGCAGGCTTTCAGCGATCTGGCGAAGGCCATCACCGGAGCCGACCATGCCGCGCGTTCCGGCGAGCAGGGCTTTGGCGCCACCGTCAACGCGGCCATGGTGGATCAGGTCCATGCCATGACTGACGATATCCTGAGCATCAAATGGTATTTCGACGCCATCGCCGCCGGCGTTAACTGGGCCACGGGACGCGCCGCTGTGGCTCCGCTGCCCGAGGGTGTTGGCGAAAGCGCCGGCGCTGGGCAAGGGCGTCCGATTTCCGATGCCGCGCAGGAGAAATTGTTCGCGTCGGCCCGCGCGTTGGAGAACATCGCGCCCGCAGTCGCTGACCTTTCGATCAAAATCGCCGGGGTGGAAAGCGGCGGATCGCAGTTCAACGTACATGGCGGCGTGCTGAAAAGCAGCGCGGGCGCGTTGGGCGAGATGCAAGTGATGCCGGCGACAGCTGCAGGCTACAACGAGGCCCACGGCACGCACTACGACATCACGAAAGAGGAAGACAACCGGCGTATGGGCCTGCTCATTCTGCAGGACCTTTACACGCAGTTCCGTCACGATATCCGCTCGGTGGAGATCGGCTACAACGCCGGTCCCGACAAGGTCGGCAGCCCGCTGCTGAAAAAAGAGACCTCCGAATACCTCACGAAGATGGAGAGGCAGCCAGGCGCCTCGCCGGGCATCGGTCCGCAATACCTCGGTCCGCCCTCGCCGGAAGGTGACGTGTATGGCGTCAGGCAGACTTCCCAGGACAGGATTGACGCCGCACAGAAGGAGCGCGACGCCGCCGGCGTGCTCAGCAAGCTCCTGACTGAAAACGAGGCGAAACAGGCGACCGAAGTCGCCGGCATCGAGGACGCGAGAAAGCGGCTTCTCGACGCCAACGCCACGGGCAATCAGGAAGAGGTCGATAAGATAATCAAACAGATCACCCTCTGGAACGAGGCGCTGGTGAAGCTGAAGGGGGCGCACACCGACCTGTTGCAGCCGCAGCAGCTCCTTGCCCGCGCCGCCGAGGATGCGGTCAGGCCGCTCACCGCCGAGGCCGGCGCGGCCCGCCAGTTTGCCGACATCGTGAACAAATATCGGATCAAAGCGCGCGAGACGACGGGCGATGAGATGAACATCGACGTCACCGCAATGGGCGCGGAGCTGGCCGCCGAACGGACAAAGCTGGCGACCGCGGCGAACGACAACACGCAAAAGGTCGTACGCGAGGGCGCGGCCATAGCGGGCCGCACCGCGTTGGTGAAGGAAGGCGCCGCGGCGGTGGAGTTGCAGGCCAACGCCGACAGGGCCGCGGAGGATGCCCGCCAGTACGGAGAGGTCGGCGACGCGGCATACGTCAAGGCACGCGATGACGAGGTTGCCGCGCTCAACCGGGTAACCATGGCGAAGTATGGCCTGGACAACGCCGAGCATACCGACGCCCTGAAGCGAGAGGCCGCCGACCTGGCGGCCCTGCTGCCGCTGCAAAAGGGCAACGCCCTGGCATTGGAGATGCAGGTAAATCTCGAGAAGGCGGTCACCTACGCCCGCACCAAGGGCGTGGAGGGCAGCACGGAGTACAATCGGGCGCTGAATGAAACCGTGGCTGCCCTGAACCTCGCGACGGTCGCTCACGCCCGCAACGCCGCCGCCTCCGAGATGGGCGCGCTGGAGCGCGAGGCGCGCAACCTGGAGAGGATGGTCCCAATCATCGAGAAGGGCGGCCAGGCGGCGGAATATGCGGCAAACCAGCACAAGTCCGAGGACATCGCGCGCAAGACCGCGCTGCCGGGAATCGAGGCGCAGAATGCCGCGATGGCTGAGGCCAAAGCGACGTTGGATGCCGTGACCACGGCAGAACACGACGTTTCGGCCGCGCGCGATATCAAGGGCATGGATGACGAGCTGGAGCGTCTCAGGCTGGAAGCCAAGCTGATCTATGCCACGGCAGAGGCGCGCGCGAAGGAACTGGCCATCCTGAAGGAACGTCAAAAACTCAATCTCTCGCCCGGCGAAACTGCCCCGGCAGGACCGCAGGCGGACGCGGTCAACAAGGCGGCCGAGGTGGCTGCCCAGGGTGCCCAGACCGCCCAGCAAATCCGCGATGCCGGGGAGGCCGCGCAATTCACCGGGGAGCTGTTCAACACCATGGGCGACGCGATGACCACCGCGTTCAAAAAGGGCGAGACCGCCGGAATGCGCTTCCGCGACACCATGGCGACGATGGTGAAGGAGGTGGAAAAGGAGCTGATGAAGTTGGCGGTGATCAACCCGCTCATGAATGCGCTGTTCGGCGGCGACCGGCCCACGCTGACTGGCCAGAACGGCCAGGGCGGCGTTATGGGCAGCCTGTTGACCAAGGGCGCATCCCTGGTCGGAGACTTGTTCAGCGGTAGCGGTGGCGGTGGCGGCAGTTGGAGCGGATCTGGCGGCGCTGTGACCGCGTCGGCGACCGACATAGCGTCCACGGCGTCGGGCGGATCAGGAATGCTTGTTGGAGGTGTCCATACCGGCGGCGTCGTCCCCTTGTTTCCGTCCTGGAACTTGGTTGATCCTGCCGTTTTCGCAAACGCCTCGCGCTACCACTCCGGCCTCGCGGGCGATGAGTTCCCGGCAATCCTGCAGCGTGGCGAGCGCGTGCTGACGGCCCAGCAGAACCGGGCGCTGACCACTCCCGCGAACTCCAACTCGGCTCGCCAGATACAGCAGCCAACGGTCAACTTCCACATCAACACGCCAAACGCCGACAGCTTCAAGGCGTCCCAGGGCCAGCTCTATGCCAAAGCGCAGAGTGCCCTTTGGAAGCAGAACCGGAGGGGAGGCTAGCCTGTGGCGGCGTTCCACGAGGTTCAATTTCCGCCTCAGATTGCCTATGGCGTCGTTGGCGGGCCGAAATTCCACACAACAATCCTTACATTGAGCAGCGGGTACGAGAGGCGAAACATTGACTGGTCCCAAGCGCGCGGCACGTGGGACTGCACGCAGGGAGTAAAGACCCAGGAAGACCTCAATGCGCTCCTAGCTTTTTTTTATGCCAGGAATGGACGTGCCTATGGGTTCCGCTTCAAGGCGTGGGAGGATTTCCAGGTTCCGAACGACGGAGTGGGAGCGGGGTGGCTGGGCGCAACCGACGGATCGACGACAAACTTCCAGATTGTCAAATTCTATGAGGACTCCGCAGCTTCCTATGTGCGGACGATTCTCAAGCCCGTGGCCGGCACCGTCCAGGTTTGGTGCAATGGAGAGCCAACCACGGATTTCTCCGTTGATACAACGACCGGAATTGTTGCCGTGGGCGGCGCCATCGCGGCGACCAGCGGAGCCCCGCTCTGGGTCGCATGCCAGTTCGATGTTCCTGTCCGCTTCGACAACGACGAAATGAAGGTCACGATCGAGGAGTTTGGCGAGTTCAATTGGGGCGGCATCACCCTCGTAGAGCTGCTGGCGGCCGACTGATGCCCAAGGGGGTAAATTCCAGCCTGCGCGCTCACCTTTCCGGCAGGGTCACCTCGGTCTGCACGTGCGTCCTTATCACGCGGAAAGACGGCAGGGTGTTCGCATTCACCGACCACGACACCGATATCCAGTTTCGTGGCGACACCTATCTGGCGGCCACCGGGTTCATGCGCTCCGCGGTGTCGGCGAACGACACGATGGCGGTGGACAACATGCAGGTGATCGGCATCCTGGACAACGCCGAAATTTCCGAGAAAGACCTTATCCTCGGCCTGTTTGACCACGCCGAGGTGCAGATCTTTTTGGTTAACTGGGCGGCCCCGGAAGCGATGGGGCCGCTAAAGTTGCGCAGCGGCTGGCTGGGCGAGGTAGTGGTGCATCCGACAGGCTCGTTCTCGGTAGAACTGCAGGGTTTGAACAAGGCGCTGACGACTGTGATCGGCGATGTCTATTCGCCGCTGTGCCGGGCTGACCTTGGGGACCCCAAGTGCGGGGTGAACCTTGCAGCGTACACGGGTAACGGCACTGTCGTATCGTCATGGAACTACAACTCGGCATTCGTGACGGGTGTAAGCTATACCCCTGGCCAGGACGAGACCATGGCCACCGTCACGTTCACCGGCGAGGGCACCGTCGGCATGGCCGTCAATGTGCAGGTTGGAGCCTTCAACTATTATTGCATGGCAAGCTACACGCTCAATTCCACTGATTGGGTCAAGCTGCTCGCCAGCTCCATCAACGGCGCGCACGCCTCGGGTTTTCCGGCAACCGCGACCGAGTGGTTTTCGGTGGACAACGTCCATAGCGTCATCATCAGCAAGACGGTGCCGACGGAGACCGGCAACATCACAAAGGCGAACGACCCCAACGGAGTCGTTCAGATATCCAACTTCGCCGGCGCAGGTTCGGCCGGCGATGCCTACCTGGCGGGAGGACTCTGCACGTGGCTGACCGGGCCTAACGCCGGAAGCAGCATGGAAATCAAGACGTTTGACTACGCCTCGGGCTATATGCAGCTCTTCATGTCGATGCCCTATCCCATAGCGCCCGGCGACACATTCCGATACCAGCCCGGCTGCGACAAGACCAGGGAGACATGCCGCTACCGATACAACAACATGCCGAACTTCCGCGGCGAGCCGGATCTCCCCGGGCTCGACCAGATGATGAAATACCCGGATTCGTGATGACACGGGAAGACGTGATTGCGGAGAGCCGGCGCTGGCTGGGGACAAGGTGGCGCCATCAGGGGCGAAGCCGGTCCGGTGTTGACTGCATTGGACTGATTGTGTGCGTGGCGAGGGCTTTCGGAATCTCGGTGGATGACCGCACGGACTACCCACGTGATCCATCTTCGGTAGCCCTGCTCGACCATCTCCGCAGGCAGCTCGTCTTCGTCCGTGCCGATGAGAGCCATATTGGGGTTGTCGGCGTGTTCAGGCAGGCCAAGCTGCCGTGTCACGTCGGCATCATGGCGATGCGCGACGGCATCCCTACGGTGATACACGCCGCCATGGTAGCCCACAAGGTAAGCGAGGACCCGATTATGCGGGGCCGGGACTCCCTGTTGCTGGTCGAGGCCGGCGCGTTTCCGGGGCTGCAGGACTGACGTGAACCATTTGCAATTAATTGCAAAGGAGGCTGAGCCATGGCGCAGATGGCATTGACCGTCGCAGGCAACTATATCGGCTCTTATTTTGGCGGCCCTCTCGGCGGGATGCTCGGCAGCACGCTTGGCGCTGTCGCCGGCACGTTGCTGCAAAACACGCTTGACCACAAAAAAGGCAACGCCAACGCTACGCCAAACGTCGGAGCGAACTCCTCGTGGGGTTCGCCGATTCCCATCGTTTATGGGTCTGCCCGTTGCGCTGGCCAGATGATCTGGTGCGGGCCGTTGAAGAACAAAAATGTCAAATCAGGAAAGGGCAGCCTGATCTCGCAGCTTACGTCCGCCCCAACCACGCAGTGCTCGTTCGCCTACGCGTTCTGCGAAGGTCCTGGCCAGCTCATCAACATTTGGGCTGACGGGCAGATACTCTACAGCGCCAGCGTTGCCTGGAACCTGCAGTACCACAACACGCAATTCTATTTCTATCCAGGCTCGGAAACGCAAGTCGCCGATCCGCTTGTGGTGGATTGGGTCAGCAAGAACGTGCCAGGCGCTTCCGACGCGGCCCCGGCGTTCCGCGGCATCTGCTACCTGATGTTTCAGGATGTGGACCTTTCCCGGTTTGGTTACCGCATTCCGCAGATTTCGGCAGAAATATGCACCACGCCACAGGGTTATCTCCCTGAGCTGACCTACACGGCGTTCGGAGGCTAGCGCATGGCCCTCATTGACTGGGCCAAAGGCGTTGTCTACGTCTCCGACGCAGACAACTCGCGCTTCGATGTTTACTCGATCGCGTCCATGGCGCAGATCGGGCGTCTGAATGTGCCATCCTATTTCAGCCTTGGCTCGGAGACCGCCGCAGTTTCCCCAGGCGGCGCAATCTATATCCAACCCTTCGCCGGAAACACCTGCAAGATTTTCCGCTACGACACCGACGCCGGGCTGGTCACCGGCACGTGGGGGGAATACAGTTCCGAACTGACGAACACCAAGACATCGTTCCAGTGGTCCTCCCAGCTTCTCGTGGTTCCGGTAAGCGGTTCCGGCGAGTATCTGCTGTGCCTGTCGCTGCTGCATGGCGCCCTTGGCGTCCTCTGGTGCGAAAGCGAGATTCAATATGTCTATGGCGCCCCGGCGGCGCGGCTTGAGATCCCCTCGGGGGTCTCCCGAGACCCTTGGCTAGTGGACGCGCTGGCGACAAGCGCATCCCCGCTCATCGGCGCCGCTCCGTTTATCTACAATGACCTCTTGTGGGCGCGATCCGCCGCCGTGCTCGGGGCGCAGTATCCGACCTACACGGAAGCCTATGTCATCAACTGGGACGAAGTGGACGGCACCACGTTCGAGATCTATCTCGTCACGTGCTTTGGCGCCAGCAGCATCCAGGTTGACCACATCGGGTCGATCCCAGGAGGGGGGGGTTACAACGGTGCGGTCTACGACACCGCCGACAACACGATCATAATATCCGGGTCGCTTGGTGGCGGTGGCGCAGGTATGCGCAAATGGAGCCGGGCTACAGGAGTTGTCTGGACGTTCACCGGCGGCTCCCCGGCCCTAGACCCGCAGAGCTATGTCAACGGCACTCTAGGATGGTCTACGCCCGGTTGGTGGACTGTCATCGACACGCGGTCTGCCCAGGTGATCTTCAGCGGTTACCGAACCGACGGCATCCCCGCCAACGCTTATTGGTTCGATCCGATATACAACTCGGCGTCAAACTCGGCGATCTGGGTTGGCAGCCCGCCGACGCAAGCGTTCTTCGGGCTGGCGTTCGCCAACGGCTGCCCGCTACAGTCGATTGTCACTGACATCTGCCTGCGCTGTGGGCTGACGTCGGACCAGATCAACGTGACGGAGCTTGCCAATGTTACGGTCGCCGGCTACGTTTTCGACGGCATCAAGACCGGAGCCGACGCGATCAAGGAGCTACAGCAGGCGTTTTTCTTCGATGTCATCGAGTCCGATTACGCCGTCAAGTTCGTGACGCGCGGAGGGCCTCCGCTCTATTACGGCCAGCTCTATCAAGCCGACCTGGCTTCCGCCGGCAACGCGGAGGAAGGCAACTATTGGGAGCACGCCCGCAGTCAGGACCAGGATCTTCCGGTGACGATCCTGGTCAACTTCAGCGATTTCAACAACGAATGCCTGCCTAACGTCGCGTATTCCAAGCGCACGAATGCCCCTGTGGCAACGGTGAAAACGCGGCAGCGGCAGACGATATCCCTGCCGATCGTGATGGGGCTGTCCGACGCGCAACTGATTGCGCAGACCGCCCTCTGGACCTGCTGGGCGGAGCGCGACACCTTCTCCACCGTGCTCGGCCTGGACTGGCTTTTCCTAGATCCCGCCGACGTGGTGGTGGTCTCACTCAACAATGGCTTCGCCTACACGGTGCGGGTGGCGTCGATAGACCTTGGCGCCGATTACACGGTCAAGGCCACGTTCACAGGTCTCGACCAGACGACGTACACGGGCTGAGCCGGTGTCGGGAATCACCGCCCCCACTCCCCCTGGCCCGCTGCCGGCCGCGCCAACGCCCGCTCCCATCCCGTCATGGAACGCGGCCGGAAGCCCTTATGCCCAGTCAACAACGGTCCAGTCGCGGCCCAATCCGTATGTGCAGGCGGCGAAAGAGCCGGGCGCCTACGCATCCCTCTACCTGGCCAATCTTCCGCTGCTCCGAGACCAGGACGATACCGGAGGAGCCGGGTTCGTGGCGTATTACTGCGCTTGCGCCTACGGCCAGATCAGCAGGTCCACGCTCCAGATGTCGGCCGACGGCACAAGCTACAACGCGGTTGACGTGCTCTCCAATACAGCCTCGTGGGGCACCTGCCTGAATGCGCTGCCGCCAACCGTAACCCCGTTCGCCACCGACAACACCAGCCAGCTTACAATAGCGATGGTTACCACGACCCTCGACCTGGAATCGGTAAGCTGGCTTGATTTCGTCAACGGAGCCAACGCGGCTTTGGTCGGCCAGGAGATCATCCAGTTCAGGAACGCGAGCTACAACAACGACGGCACAATCACGCTATCGACCTTCACGCGGGGCCGGCGGGGAACGGAGTGGGCGTGCGGAACGCATGTGGCCGGAGAGAAGATCATCATCCTCGATACGAGTTGGAGCATGGATGTGCTGGCGCTGGCCCGTATCGGGGCGCCGGAGTATTTCAAACTGCAGCCGCCTTCCACAACGCTGGATTCAGTGGCGGCGGTCAGCTTCACGTTTCTCGGCATGGACAGGAAGCCCTATGCCCCGGTCAACTTCCAGCGGCAGCCGAGCGGCCCCGACCTTGCCGTGGGGTGGTTCCGGCGCACGCGGATGGGCGGGCAGCTTCAGGACGGTTTGAGTTCGGTCCCGCTCTGCGAGCAGTCCGAGAGCTACGACGCCTACATCCTGGCCGCGCCGTATAATGGAGTGGCCGCAAACCGTGTGACGCCCGCCAGCTTCGTCCGCTCCTTCCTGGGGCTGACGGTGCCGGCACTGCTCTACACTGCGGCCGAGATGGCGGCGGACGGTTTCGTTCCCTCCACGTCAACGCTGCATCTCGTCGTCTTCCAGAACAGCGCCACTGTCGGGCACGGGCTGCCCGGCGCCTGCGACCTTCCGCCATATTGAGGATCAGGGGATGTCCGGCTCCACGGCAACGCCGATTTTGGGAATCCAGCAGGTCGCTGCTAACCAGAACCAAAAAGAGATCACAATCAACGACGGCTTCCTCGCGCTGGAGAACGCCACCAACGCCACCCTGGCTGTGAGCCTTGCCACGGGAAACGCGGCCACGCTATCGGCCGCGCAGTTCGCCAGTGCGATCAGTTTTACCTGTTCCGGCCAGACATCGGGCGCCGTCCTGACTGTGCCGCTTGTCCCGCGGCTGTTCCTCGTGAACAACACCGGGACGTTCGCCGTGGCGGTGCAGGGCGCATCCGGGACTTCGGTGTCCGCCGCGCCGGCCAGCATGTCGCTGATCCTGTGCGACGGCACCAACTGCTACACGATCAGCGTGGTGGTGACCGCTGCGAGCATCGCCAACGGTGCCGTCATGGCAAACCTGTCCGGGGCTGCCGCGCCGGCCGCAGGCACCACAATCGGCGCCATCCTCGATACGATTGGCGCGGCCGAGGGCACCTTACTCTACCGCGATGCGACGGCATGGCTGGCGCTGGCGCCCGGCACGGCCGGACAGGTTCTGAAGTCAGGCGGCACAGGAGCGGCCCCGTCCTGGGTGTCTCTGCCCGGGTCCGCGTGGCATGCTGATTTTGTCCTGTCGGTCGCCGGCAACCCGTCCGCCTCCACGAACTACTGGTATCTGCCGCTGCCCGACCCCGTGCAGATCCCGGCCGGGTGGACGGGTTCGGCCGCAATCTGCCGCGCCCACGGGGTCACCGCCGCGACGGTGTTCACGGTGAGCTATATCCGGGGCGGCGTGACGGTGCCGATCGGCACGGTGACCTTCGGAACATCGTCCGTGGTGCCCACGCTTGACGGGCCAACCGCTGCGGTGAACCTGCTGGCGGGAGACATCCTTGTCGCGTCCGCGCCGGCCGTCGATGCGGGCCTGGGCGACGTCGGATTCATTATGGTCGGCATCAGGCAGTGATGCCTTACAAGCCCGAAAAGCATTGGCCGCCGGAAGTGCAGAGTGCGGTCGGGAAAATCTGGGCGCTCGCAGACAAGCTGGGAGCCGACGACCTCCACGCGCTTGCCCGTGTCGCCAAGGAGATGGCGGAGGAGGAGGAGTCGATCAGAGGCAGCCTGGCGCGCATTGGAGATGACGCCGTGCTGCACTATCTCGACGCCCTCTTTCTCAGGCTCAAGGCGCGGTCGTCGGAGGTCAGACGGAAACGTCGCACCGAACGCAAGCCGAAGGAGACGTAATCCAAATGTTTCTTCTGGGAGACTCTTTTGACTTCTACAGCTCCGTCAGCGACATTTCGCAGCGGTGGCAGGTCAACAATTTCAGCTCCCTGCTGCCTGCGACGAACACCGCCTTTGAATCGGGACAGGCCGTCGCCGCATACAATACCGGCGTCATCGGAACAGCGTCCTTCACCACCGGCTCGAACGAGAGCACGGTCTATGGCTCGATCAGACTCAAGTCGAGAACCGTGTCCGGCTCCACATCCGGCTATTCGGGGTTTCGGATGGCGCTGGAGTTTCTTGACGGCACCAACGCCCAATGCAGCCTGGTCTTCCAGGGCGACGGAACGGTCTACGTCAAGTCGGGAGGCATCGACGGGACCAACCTAGGCACGTATTCCGGCGTGTTTGCCTACGACACATGGGACAGCTACCAGTTCTGCGTTGTTTTCAGCACGACGGCAGGAAGCGTGCAGCTCAGGAAGGACGGCAGCACGACGCCGGTGTGCACCCTGACCAACGTCAACACGCAGGCCGGCTCCGGGAACAGCTATGCCAATGCCATCTCGCTCGCCGCCGAGGGCGGCAGCCCGTTCCAGCTCGACGACCTGTTCCTGTCCTCCGGTTCGGGCGCGGCGCCAAACGGCTGGCTGGGAGATTTGCGGGCTGTCCAACAAGTTCCGACTGGAGCCGTGCAGACGCAGTTCGCGCCGACACCGACCGGAGGTGCGGGGAATTACGCCCTGGTCGGAACGGCACAGGAGGCACAGTCCACTTACGTTTCCAGCGCCACCGTCGGCCAGGAAGATCTTTACAGCCTGTCGCCGCTCGGGCTGACGACCGCTGGCATCGTTGGCGTGAACTACTTTGCCGTTGTCGAGAAAGGCGGTTCCGGTGAGCGGACCGCAGGCGTGCAATTAATTGCAAACGGCAGCGCAGACACGACGGTTGCCAGCGGATCGCCCGGCAGCGGCTGGGGAGTGCTGCAGGGGTTCCTGCCGGTTGATCCGACCGGGGCGGCGTGGACCGTGACCACGGTCAACTCGGCGCATGTCGGGATCAAGGTCATTTCCTGATGTCTGGTCACCGCTACTGGCGAATTAACATCACAGGGTCAGGCGGAAGCTACCCTGTGCTGGCGGAAGTCGTGATGTCGGCTGCCGCTGGCGGAACGAACCTGATCGGCGGAGGGACCGCCTCGGCCTCGTCCTACTATGATTCGAGATACCTCCCCTCTTGTGCCTGCGATGGTAACCCGTCCACGATGTGGTCGGCCAACTCCGCCGTTCCGGCCTGGTGGGGGTATGATTTCGGAGCGGGATCAGCGGTCAACGTCGGGTACGTCACCCTGACAACCCGTAACGACGGCAACAGCGCCTGCAACCCGAATGCTTTCGATGTCCAGTATTCTGACGACAACAGCACCTGGACAACAGCTGAATCGTTCACCGCCCCAACGTGGACCAACGGGCAGACCCAGAGCTTCACCGTGGCGGCGGCGGGCCACCGCTATTGGCGGCTCTACGCAACCGCGTCCGTGTACGGGAGCCTCATCGCCCTTTCGGAAATCAGCTTACAGGCTGTTGCCGGGGGCCCGAACCTGCTGACCGGAGGCACGGTCTGCACTGGCGGTGACTACAGCACCGGTGGCAATCCTCCGTCCAACCTGCTTGATGGCAACACAAGCACCTGGTGGGGGAGCACGGCTCTGCCGGGCTGGTGGGGCTATGACTTCGGCAGCGGGGCGTCGGTTGCGGTCGCGGCAATGGCGTTGACACCGAGGAATGACGCCTATGCCAACCAGGGTCCGTCAGATCCCACGCTGCAGTATTCGGATGACGGATCGGCGTGGACGACGCTGTTCACCGGCACAGCCGGCGCATGGGGCGCCGGAACAGCACAGACGTTCACCGCGCCGCCTGTCTGGTCCTACGGGGCGGCATTCCGTTTCTGGCGGATTTATATCGCGACGCAGCAGGGCGGAGCGTCGGCTTGCAACCTTGCCGAGGTGCAGTTCCGCACGACGGCGGGAACCGCGCTGCTGTTCTCCGGCGGCACGGCATCGGCCTTCGACACCAACAGCAGTTATGTCGCCGCCAACGCCTGTGACAACAACACCTCCACGTTCTGGTGCAGCAACGCCAACGGACCGGGCTGGTGGCAGTATGACTACGGCGCAGGCAACAGCCTCGCCGTCGCCGAAGTCGCCATCACCTGCCGGTCTGACGGTTATGCCGGGCAGGGCGCCGCCACATGGACACTGCAGTGCTCGAACGACGGCGCTGGCTGGGCCAGTGTGCAGACCTTCACGGCCGCCACATGGACCGCCGGATCGTCCCAGACCTTCGATGTGTCCGGTGGTGGTGGCGGAGGCAGCGGCACCGCGCTCAATGTGACCCAGGTTGGCGCCGAGGTCTGGCTGCTGAATGGCGCAACTATGGCAACACTCACGTTCGATGGCGTGGTCACCGCCACGGCTTCACGAAGCGCCAGCGTTTCCGCCGCCATCACCACGTCGCTGCCTAATGATGTCATCGTCGTCGCGGCATTCGCCGAGTGGATCACCGCCCCTGCGGTCACAGGGGTCACAGCCGCCGGGCTGACGTTCGCCAAGCTGGCCGCCGCAAGCGGCGCCGGGGCAGACATGGAGATCTGGTGGGCGCCGGCTTCGGCCGAGCTTTCCGGCGCGACCGTCACTGTCACCTATGACTTCAATTTCGACGATGCCTCGCTTTGCGTTTTCGCGGTCAACGGAGCCAACACGTCAGCCCCGTGGGACATGACGGCCGGCCTTCCCGCGACCATGGCCGGAAGCGGCATAACCGCATCGTTCAGCGGAATCTCGACTGCGGCGGCCGGCGAGATGCTGATCTTTGCTGGCGGCACGCGCAGCCCGTGGTCCGGGTCTTCGGAAACGGCCACAGGCTTCACCAGCATTGCGATCGTGAACAACTATGGCGCGATCTGGTATTCGTTTGCCGGATTTTGCTCGATGCCGGAGCCCTCGGTGCTTTCTGGCGCAACCATAGCCTGGGGGCCGGCTGTCCCTGGGGATGGAGCGTGCGTGCTGGCCGCGCTCGTGCCCGCAAGCACTGCGCCGGGGTCGCCCGTCCCGCTTCAGGTTACCCAGGTTGGCGCCGAGGTATGGCTTGCCGGAATAGCCACTCTCGCCGCGACCCAGGTTGGCGCGGAAGTCTGGTTGGCCAACGCTCCCCCGCCGCCTCCTGCGCGAGGGGCCGCGGAAACTTCCCAAGTCTGGATGCAGTGAAGGAGAACCCAATGAACATCAAAACCCCCTTCGTCGTGATGCGCAACGCCTCGGCGCCAGGGCCGGGCATCCTGCTCACCGACCCGGATTATCGCAAGACAGACGCGCGGCGCACGGACATACTCCTGCAGGTGGCGGCGACCACAGGAACGCCCGTCTTCGCCCTGCAGCCGCAGCAGTCGCTGGACGGCACGCTATGGCATGCGATCGGCAGCCCGATCACCGAGGCCGGCCTGACCCAGATCAACGTCCCCGCGCCGCTTTTCCAGGTTACCCTTGTCTCGATATCCGGCGGCGCGGTCACAGTCACCGTCGCATGATTATTTTTCGGCACAGCGTTGTCGCCAATCGCAACTTCGATTCCACATTATCCCGCAAGAACAACGCCGTCTGCAAAACACGCTGTTGTCGCCAGTGACTTTTCACTGCCTGAGACAGGAAACGGTTTCTTCAGACTGTTCCGCCATAACGCACGGGAAACCTCCCCGCTGCTGGCGAGAGAACGAATGTCCGACGTTGCCGTAGAGTTCCCGGAGACCGCGCGCGCAATTTCCAAGGGAAGGCGCGCCAGCGACCGCGTGGCCGAAGTCGCCACAAGCGCCCTGAAATTCTCCTGGCCCGCGCTCACGTCCCTTATTGTAGCAGCCACCGTGGCTTATGGCGTCGTGCGCTGGACCGCCGACGTCACCGCAGAAGCCGCGGCCATACGCGATATCCAGACCCGCGACGAGGCCAAGGCAGCCGATTTTGACGCCCGGCTCCGGTCCGAAATGTCCGAACGCTTGCGCCTTCTGGAAAGTTCGCTCGGAGCCGAGGTGACGCGCTCGGAAAAGGCGGACGGTTCGCTGGCCACCCAACTGGGCACGGTCCAGGAAATCCTTTTGCGAAGAGCGAAGCCTTGACAGATTTCCTTAGCATTATCTCCAACGCGGGCAAGGGAGCCGCGGCAGGCTTGGCCCTCGGGCCGATCGGGGCCATTGCCGGTGGTCTGATCGGAGCCATCGCGCCGGAAATCCTTGGCACACTCGCACCCAACTTGCTGGGCAGCAACGGTGAGGCAGTAGCCAAAACCGTTGTGGCGGCGGTGGCAGCGGCAACGGGGGTGGAGCAGCCCACCCAGGCCGACGTCAATGCCCTTTCGCCCGCCCAGCAGGCTATCCTCCAGGCTCAGCTAGCGCAGATCGCCGTGCAGGCCGAGGGCCAGCGGCTCGCCGCGCAGAAGGTGCAGCTCGACGACGCCCTGGCGCAGTTCGAGACCCAGGCAGCCGACGCCGCCAACGCCCGAGGCACCATGATCCAGGCCAGGGGGGCAAACGCGAACGGAGCCCTGATTATCTCATCGCTCATCATCGCGGCGCTGACCGGCCTGGTGCTCTACCTGCTTTTCGGGCCGGACGAGCTGGCGCCCGCGAAAATGACCTTCGCGATGATGATCGTGACGGCATTGATCACCGGCTTTTCGCGCGTCGAATCCTTCTGGCTCGGATCGTCGGTGGGCTCCCGCGACCAGGTGCAGGCGCTGGCCGACAGCGTGCCGCAGGGCGTCGCCCGCACCCTCGCCGCTTCCGTCCCGCCACAGATCGCAGCGCTGCTCGCATCCCAGGCCGCACGGCTCGCGACCCCGGTGCTCGAGAGCGTGGAGGCGCTGGTCGAGCGCGATCCCACGAAACTTCCGCAGCCCGGCATGGCAGGAGCAGAGTGATGTCCGGCACAGCGGCAGCCCCGGCCGACTTCGACACCGTTATCCGCAAGATCATCTCGACGGAGGAAGGCGGCTATACCAACGACAGCCGAGACGCTGGCGGGGAGACGAATTTCGGGGTGACCATCGCGGTCGCGCGGGCGTTCGGCTTCCAGGGCGCCATGAAGGATCTGACGCTGGATGGGGCGGTGGAAATCTACCGCAAGCGGTTCTGGACCCAGCCGATGTTCGACCAGATCGGAGCCATCTTCCCGGTGCTGGGCGAAAAGCTCCTGGACGCCGGGATCAATATGGGCTCGCCGACCGCGGGCAAATTCCTGCAGCGGGCGTTGAACGCGCTGCGCGGAACCGCGGCCTCTCCCGTCGATGCCGATGGCGTCTGCGGCGCGATGACGAGGGATGCGCTCAAGGCGTTCCTCAATGCCCGCGGCGCCGGCGGCCGCACCGTGTTGCTGAACGTCGTCGCGGCCCTTCAGTCCGTGCGGTATATCGAGATCGCCGAGGGCAACGCGACCGATTTGTCGTTCGAGTTCGGCTGGCAGAGGGCCAGGGCGTTCAGCCATATCGGAGGCGCGGCGTGACTGTAACCGAGACCAAAGACGCCTGCCGGTTGGTGGAGCGCCGCGAAGCTGTCATGGCGCTTCTCGGCTATCTCAACGAACATATCCTGGCCGAACTGGTTTTGGGAGACGATTGCATTCTTGCAATAAGGCTGCCAGGCCCTTCGGCGCGCAACCTTCTCATCGAGGAGCTGATGCGCGTGTCGAAACTGCTGGAGGATTTGGGCGTCACGTTTTCGGAATGGTAATCGGTTTGTCCGGCCTCCTGCGCCATCGGGTGTGAGCCGGGCCTCCCCCCATGCGGGGGACGCCGCTCATGCAACCACCACACTTTCCTCAAACGTCTCATTCCGCGAGATGGCTTGACCAGAATCCGGCGATTCTAATCCGTCGGCTAATCCGCCAACCCTTTCCTTTCCCAACCCTTCATGCGGGGGGACGCTCTGCCTCTTCCGGTTCCGCGGCGGCTTGCCCTGAGCCTCGCGCGCGAACAGGGAGACCGCAGCCGACACGTCGATGGCGGCCTGCCGGGACAGCTTCTCCCCTAGCGCCGCCGCGACCGGCGCCAGCTCCTTCAGGAAGGCGACCGCGAGCGACGGATTTCCCAGGTGGGCCACCGGATAACCTGTGCCCGGATTTCCCTTGGATTGCCCCGGATTATCGGCTGGGAGCGGCGGAAATATCCGCCCGCCCGCCTCCTGCTCCACGGCATGGGCAATCCAGCGGTTAAGCCACGCGCCCATGGTCTCGCCGGACAAATTGGCGGCCTTTTTGGCGGCTTCCCAGGTGGCGAGCGACACGCCTTTCACGTTGACTATCGTCTTCTTTTCGGAATGGCTATCCATGGTTATCTCTCCAAATAACCGAGGTTATCCGCCAGGATTGCCCCGGCGGCCCACCCGATATACCGCCGGGCAATCCAATCCGCAAGCGCACAGGATAACCCCCCCCACCCTTTCCGAACCCCCACGTTCGTCTTTCCGAACCCCCATGCGGGGGCTGTGCAGCGGCCCTACGCCTCCGGAGACGTCAGGAGCGGCGGGACGCCTTCCGGGCGGCTTTCTGGCGCTGGCGCTGGAGGCGCAACTTTTCGGCTAGCCGGTCTCCATATGGGCCTCCGGGCGTGGGTTTCGGCGTTCCCTCCGGCGGGGGAGCTTCCATCCCGGCGAGTATCTCGCCGAAAAGGTCCCACGCGTCCTTGTTCCCCATAATGTCCTCGGCGACCTGGACCGCACAGTCCAACATCGAGGCCGCCGCCTCATACCGCGCCTGGTCGGCGGAAAGAAGGTTGGAGGGGCGCGGCAGAACCGCCTCGCTAACGAAAGTCTCTATGGTGGCGCGAATGACTTCGTAAAACCGGCGGCCGGCTGTCTCGCTGGCCCACTCCAACGACAAGGCGTCCATCTCCATGGGAGACGCAGGCCGATAGCCGCACTTCACCCGCTCCGGGAAAGGCCCATAATCCTCCCCATCCCCCTCGCTCACGACACAGTCTCCCCTGTCTGCCTGGGCAGAATCGGCTTCTTGCGGCACCTTGGTCAATGTGTGTGTCCGGTCCGTGCTGCCTTCCTTGTTCCTGAGCCGCTTGCTTGCTTGCTATTTTCCGAACCCCCATGCCGGGGGCTGTTTCACCCCGAGACGCCCAGAGCGGCGGCCCGGGCAACGCGCAGCGCCGCCAGGCCGGCCGACGGCATGCAAAACTTTCCGAACCCCCATGCGGGGGCTGCGTCATCCGATTCAAAAGGAAAAGAGTTAGGTACCGTGTTTACACAACGGAGACTGGAATCAGGACGCCGGCGGGCGTTTTTGGCCGCCCACCATGCCGCCCGCCATGCCGCACGCCACTCGAGGCCGGCATCCTTGTGTGGCACCGCGGCCTCCGGGAGACGGAAAAAGTACCTGTTCGGGCGGCGGACGGGCACCACACGAGAGCCCCTGGCTACCATCTCCGTCTGGCTCCTGACCACGACCAGGTAGCCCATCTCCTCGGCACGCCTGATGGCCTCCAGCACGGTCCCGACCGAAACGTCAGCGGCCCCGGCAATCGTTTTCAGAGCCGGAAAACAGCCCTCCGGTCCATCAAAATGATGCAGGGCGACCAGCGCCCGGGACATCTGCAAGCCCAGCCGGCGGCTCTCCGCGGCCTCGGCCTCGACCATGTCATTCCACTTTTTTTCCACGCGCCGGCTCCTGGCTTGAGCCAAGGGCCACCCAGCACCGCGACACAGACCGACTTTTTCGCAGAGTTGCCTCTTGCAAAATCTCCAAAGGCCGGCGACTATCGGGGAATTGGCGTTCCCGTTTGTCTGTGTTGCGGGCCATTCAGCCGTTCGTCGCGGCTGGGTGGCCCAAAGCTCTCTGTTACATTTCCGAACCCCCATGCGGGGCCTGTGTCACTCCGTGCGCCCCGGACTCGGAGGTTTCCGAACCCCCATGCGGGGGCTGCGTCAGGGATAGCTTGCCCAGGAACGGTGCGATAAGCAACTGGTCCTGAAAAATATTTCCTGATGCGGTTGCCGGTCACAGCCGCCTGCACGCTATCCGTGCGCTGCGCGGATCATCCCGTTGTCCGTTGGTGGCGATGGTCTTGGTGACCCCGCATATGTTGCAGACGACGGTGTAATAACCCATTCCGGTTGTGGGGTATGGCAGCACGACACGGCAGGTTGTGTTGGGGTCCCACCGGGGATTCAGGTCGATGCCGTTTGGAAAGTCGCGTTGGGACCGGGAGTCCCGATAGCGGGCGCGGCACCCGGAATCGAACCACGCCACGCGCCACTGAGCCTGCTCTGCCTCGTCTGCCTCGTCTGCCGGCCCGTCGCCCGCGGGCAGGAAGGCCTTCTGCGGGCGGCTCACCAGGGCATACCCTGCAGCGCATCGGCCACGCTAAGGATGGAAATGGTGAACGCCGTGAGCGGCCTGTTGGGCTCCAAGTCATCCCGCAGCGGCCGCACCGTGCTCTGGCGCCGCCAGCAGGCCAGCGCCTCCTCGTGCGTGCTGAAGATCATGGCGCGCGTGGGATCCGCGGTTGTGGTGATTTTCCCCCTTCCGCGCCGCGCCTCGGGATCGAACCGCGAGAGGTATTGGCCTCGCCCCTGGCAGGGATAGCCTGCGGCATCGGCTTCGATGCGAATCACGGCGCCGTTTCTCATGCCGGCTGCTCCGCCGGCTGCAAGGGCTGCACAAGGTTGGCGGCCACTCGGCCATCCTGAAGCAGCTCAGGCCAGATCCGGCAGTCCGTGAGTGAGCCCCGGAAGCCCAGCTCCTTCGCGATCAGCCACACGGCTTGCGGACCGGGCGCGCGGCACGACCGGCGGACCGAGACGCTGGCGTGGCGGCACAGCCCGACCGTTGGCTGGCGTTCGATCGAAAAGGTGACCACGTAGGCGGCCGGTATCTCGATGGTCAGCTTTTCCATCCGCCGCCGGTGAATGGCGTCTCCCTCCCGGGTCTTGACCGCGGCCATCACCTCGCGGGCGTCAAGGATTTCATTGGAGGCGCGGGCGCGTAGCGCCACCAGGGCGGCTTGCTGCTCGATGCCGAGAACGAGAACCGTCATGCGCGGCCTCCCTCATTATTTTCCCGACCCCTGGCGTTTGCGGTTTTGCTGAATCATGCCCCGGGCGGCAGAGAGCAGGAGGAATAGTTGGTCGGAGGTCATTCCGTGGAGCAGCCCGATCAGATCCGTGATGGCCACATGCGCGAACGGCGGCATGGGCTCCTTCCGGCTGTCAGCGGCGGGCGGAGAGGTTTCGGACTGCATTGATCTGTTTCCTCAACTGGAAGCTCTCGCAGAGCTTCAGGGTGGGTTCGTCGGCGATCTGCCCAATGGTCGCGACCAGCCGCGCGACTTCCGGGCTTGGCTCGGCGAGCGCCGCGACCGCGCAGAAAGCGTCCACGAGGATGCCGACGGGTCCGCCGGGTTTCAGGGCGCGGTTCATAATGCTCCCGCCCAATGCCGCACCTGGCACATCTCGCAGAAAATGGCCGTGCGTGTGTCTGCCCCGAAAGTCATAAGAGCCACCTCGTCTTCGTCGAGATCGTCGCCGCAATAGGAGCACACCCGCCAGGTGAAAGCGGAACCCGTCCGTCCATCCGCGCCAAACAACACCCCCACGTACGCTAGGACCGGGCGCCGCGGCGTGCTTCCCTTTGCGATACGCCGGATCGGCCTCTCATCCGGCGCTGACCAGGTGACGCGGTTCCAGTCGAGACTCGGCAGCGGCCTCGGCAGCGGCCTCGTTGTTTCCTGAGACATTTTCCCCTCTCCAATGTCATGGCGCCATCGCGCCGGCTCCCAGGCACATGAACATCGGCATGGCGACCAGTGCGGCCGTCAGCGCCGTCGCGGCAACGAAGAAAGCCGCCATCCCCAACCATGGCGACCTCGCCTCGCGCTGGCTCCTGGTCAGTCGCCTCTCCCCGGGTCGTGGGAACCGGCGCAGCCACAGGTCGAACGCCATCATGGCGCGGAACGTGCGGCTGGCGTCGCGCCCGTCAGTCCACTGGCTCATTTACCGCCTCCCGCGAATGGCGCTGGATGCTGTCGATCAGCGCCTCGTTGACCGAGTCCCAGAGTGCCGGGTGGTTTTTGTGCAGCCACTTCAGACGCTCGTGCACGACCTGGTCTTCGGCTATCTCGCGGTGTTCTTCGGCGCTCATGGTGTTGCGGAAGCGGTTAAGCAGATCGGTCGCAACCTGACTGACGGTCGGCCGCCTGGCTGGCTTGGGAGACGTCGGCTCGGGCACCAGGTCCGGCGCAGGCGTGGGTGGGCCGGCATGCTTTCCGGGAGCCTGCGCGGGAGCCGCTGCCGGAACGGGCTGTTGCGCGTCTCCGCGGGCGTATGCCGCGATGCGGGCGCCGGCTGCCTCGTCCAGCTGCTTTCCGGGAATGAAAAGCTCCCTGTGCCTCCCGTTGGCTTTTGTCAGTGTCGGCACGCCGGGGCTCTCCTCCGACAGCATCATCGAGATCGTCATGTCGTACATGAAGTCCTTGCCGCAGATCGGCTGAAATCCGATATCCACGGGAACGAGCTTGCCCTTGTCGTTTTTGACTATCTCGATTTTCCGTTCCGCACGCAAACAAAAGATCACCATCGTATTCAGGGCGAGCAGCCGGGCCATCATCGCCTTGTGCGAAGCCTTTGGCTTGATCCACGCGGCCATGGTCATCTTCTCACGCTTGCTCCAGTCCTCGCCGGCCATCCGCTGCAGCTCTTCCTCGTGCCATTCGATCATGCCGCCGATGCCGCTGTGCTCGTGCGACATGCTGTCGATGATGAGTACGGAGTGCCCGGCCTTGCGCGAAAGCTCTGCGCCACGAACGTATTTTTCCGGCCGGTATGGCGGCTCGATGAAGGCGCGCTCGAACCCGAAATCCCGTGCGTAGAACAGGGACCGTTTGTTTTCGGTGTCAACGAGCCCGATTGTGCCGCCCGGTCCGGCGATGCCGCGCGCGAGCCGCAGCGCGGAGAATGTCTTGCCGCTGCCGCTCGGGCCGGCGATGGCGACCAGCCAGTTCTCCCGGCCCGGCCTGGCAGGGGCGAAGACCAGCTCGGCGTCGGGATTGCTCACCCGCCGAAGCTCCCGGCCCCGATCAGCCTGGCGGTGGCCGTCTCGCGCAGCGACGCGGCATCGGCTGCCATTCTCTTGAGAGCCATCCGGTTCTCCCAGGCGTAGCGGAGATACCCCGGCGCGTCGATTTGCACTATCTCGTCCGGGTAGCCCGGCCACACTCCGCTTGAGAGGCAGGCGCCCCACAGCTCCCGTGCTTCGGCGATCTTCTCCTGGCCAATATCCCGCGCCTCGGCAGAGAGCTGGAACACGCGAATGCCGTAGGGTGGATTCTGTTCAACAATGCAGAACAGCATGCCGTCCGGCGGCTCCCCACGGAGCATCTCCGCTCCTCTTGTATAGTGGGCCTCCTGGTAGTCGCACCCTTTGTCGAACCCGGCCCTTGTCCACGCCTGCGCAGTGGCCGTGCCATCTGTGGTCTTGAGGTCCCACATTGGAGCGCCGGCATCATCGGGCAGCCAGTCGGGCTTTGCGCGGGCGTAGTGTCCGCCTTCCTCCTGCCAAAGCAACGTCTGCTCGGGAGCGCCCTTGGTGAATGCGCCCGTCCGTGCGCGAAACCTTTCAAGCGCGTCAACGATGCGCAAAACGCTTTCATAGTCGTGCTGCTTCAACGGTATTTTTCCGTCAAGCAACGCCGCGTCGCGGAGAGCCTTCGCTTCTTTGGTCTGGTAGGTCGGGAAGTTGATCACGGAGATTTCATCTTGCCCCTTCAAAAACAGCGCATGTACTGCTGACCCTATTTCGGCCTCATCTGACGCCCGCGTCCGCCGGTAGACTGATCCGTTCAGTCGCGAGCAATTCGCAAAAACATGCGCTGGCGAAGTATCAATCAACAGCTTGGCGAGACTTCTTGACAGCGACGGTGAAGGCGCGGGGTCCGCATGGTACGCCGCGTCTTCGATCGAGTGGATGCCTTGTCCCATCTGTCCCGGTTGCATGCCGCGTTCTCCCGATCCGCAAGAGGCTTGATCCGTTGTCGGACACATCTTAGGTTTTCCGCCGGTTTGTTTCCGCCGCCTCGCTTCACGGCGGCGTTCCTTTGTCTATCCCAGCAGCTTTATGCAACGTAACGCCGACGCGGATCAGTCCGCGCAGATACGGCGGGCGCCGCCGCGCGCTCCCGCAAGTAAATCTGGCGGCCTGTTGTCAGATCACCATGTTGCATTTGCATGAACCAGGCTCGTTGCCGAAGTCAAGTCGCATATCGTCACGTGTATGTTATGCCGTTGCGCCAACGACAACGGCTGTTGTCGTTCCATATTCGGCAATCCGCTTGCGCGGCACGGAGATTTGTGCGTCACATCACTGCCATGGTGGATCTGGCGGATGTTTTCACCAGGTATGGTCTGACACCTCGGGCGGTTGCGCGCGTGCTCGGCATGCCGCGCCAAACGATCAACTATTGGATCGCCGGCGACCGGGTGATGATGGCCGAAAACGCCGTCGCCATTGAACGGGCGCTCGGCATCCCGCGCCATGCGCTGCGCCCGGACCTTTGGGAGCCTCCGCCTGACTTCAAACTTCCACGCCTGTACCCAAACGCGCTTACGGAGGCGACAAATGCCACACCCACACGCCGGAAACCACGCCGCCAACGGCGCGCAAAGCCTGCCCCTCGGAAACCTGCGCCCGGACACGTTTCTGAAGCACTTTCGGCAAATCTCTGATCTCGCGACGGCGCACAGGAATGCCGGCGCGGAGTTGGCGAGGGCCAAGAAGGAAGCGAAGGAGTCGGGCGTTGACCTGGCCTCCTTCAAGCTGGTGCAGAAGCTGCTGGTGCTGGACAACGACGAAGCGGAGGGGCAACTGCGCCGGGCCATACAGTACGCGTCCTGGCTCGAGATGCCCCTCGGATCGCAGTTCAGTTTGTTCCCGCAGACGGCGGCGCTCGCAGATCTCGACGGCGGAATCGCCCCCGTCAGGGGGGTCGGAGACAAGAACGAGCCGCCATCGGACGACGCGTCCGCCGAACAGCGGGCGTGGGCCGCCGGCGAGGCCGGGTTCACCGCCGGCAAGCAGGGCAAGAGCCGCGTCGACGACAACCCTTACGCCACCGGCACCGCTCTGTTTGTCGAGTTCGACCGCGGCTTCATGCGCGGGCAGGCCGCCATCGCCGCCAAGCTCGGAGCGAACGCCAAGCAAGCCAACCCGAGAAAGGCGCGGTCCGACAAGCTGCAGCAAGCTGTCGTCGATGAGATCTTCTGCGAAGAAGAGCAGGCGGCTCCCCCTGAAAGCAAGCGTCGCGGCCGGCCCCCTGGGAGCAGGAACCGCGCCAACGGCAAAGCCCCGGAAGGCGCCTTCGGCCTGAGCTGATGTCAGCGCCCGGGGGCGTGTTGGCCTTGGACCTGTCCTACGTCACGGGCTGGGCATACGGCTGCCCGGAGGTCGACCGGCCGGCGTACGGTACGTGGCATTTGCCGACGCACATTAGCTGGGGCGCCGGCTTTGCCGCGCTTGAAAACGAGCTCGACGACGCGCTGGAGATGTTCCGCCCGTCCGAAGTCGCCGTCGAAGCCCCCTTGGATCGGGCAATGGCTGCCACAGCCAGGGGCACCAGGAACGAGGAGGCGTCGTTCCAGCAATTCGCCCTGGCCGGCATCGTCGAAGCCACCGCTTACCGGCACTCCGTCCGCGTCCAGCGCGTCCATTGCTGCACAGCAAGAAAAGCCGTCATCGGCGTCGGCAACCTGCCGCGCAAAGAGGCCAAGGCCGCCGTGCTGCGATATTGCTCGTGGCGGGGCTGGAAGGAAGTCCCGGATGACAATTGCGCCGACGCATTGATCGTCTGGCAGCATCGGGCCTCGATCCTCAAGCTGCGCGGGAGGATCGCCGCGTGATCCCGCCCATCACCAGAGATCCGCCCCGCATCGCGTCGCTGCTCCATGTGCCCGGCAGCGTCGCTGTCGCGAACCTCGGCCGGTGGTGACCAATGGAACTGCCACCGCTCCGGCGCCCGCTCCCCCATGAGGTTTTTTATCCCTCCCCGGTAAACCGGCGCTGGATCGCCGCACAGCGCAACGCCGTGGATGCGTTCGCGCGGTTCTCGGCCGCCGAGCGCCTGAGTGATACCGAGATCGAGGACGAGGTCTCCGGGCTTGCCAACGCGCTGCGCCAGATCGCCCGGATTGGCCCGCCGTCATGACGCCGCATCCCAAACCGCCGCCTGGCGCCGACGCCTCTTCCGTTGCCCGCGTGCGGTATCTCCGCGAGTGGATCAGGGGCTACGCCCGGATGCTGGCCGCGTGGCACCTGGCCGGCGACGATGCCGACGAGCCATACACGCACCAGTGCGAAGTCTATCTGGCGGTCACCCAGCACGCCCAAATCTGCGGCTACCCCTTCGAGGACGGAGCCTTGGCCGGCAAGGCGGAGTGGCGGGACGCATGCGAGCATGCGCGCCGCATGCTCGCCACGCTGAAGTCCCGGATGTGGCCGCTTGGCCGGGCCGACGCCGCCACCCCCCAGATCGTCGCCGAAGCCCAGGCCGTGAACGGGCAGTTCGGCACCCTGCTTCCGCGCGAGCTGCTGCTTGAGCGGTCCGGCGAGATCATCCGCGCAGCGGCTCCCTACAGGAGGTCGCGGTATGGCAAGCGATTCGCCGCGTGATCCGCCGCCCTCCGACGACGAGCTTCTCGGCAGGAGCAAGCGTCGCGGGCATCTCAAGGTCGTTGACAGCGACAGTCCATTCCTGTTGCGGGCCGCCCGCCTGCCAATCGCCAGCACGCTTCCGCCGCGCCCCTGGCTCTATGGCACGCAGCTCCTGCGCGGATTTTTGTCGCTCCTCGTGGCGCCGGGTGGCACCGGCAAATCCCTCTACGCCATGGGCGTGATGGCGTCGCTCGCGGCCGGGCGCCGGCTGCTTGACCAGCACATCTTCGAGCGGGTGAACACCGCCTACATCAACCTCGAAGACCCTCTGGACGAGCTGGAGCGCCGCATGGCCGCGTTCCAGATCAGACACAACATCGGCAAGGACGAGCTGCAGGGACACTTCTGGCTCAACTCCGGCGACGAGCGGGAACTGTCGATCGCGAGGGTCGCCGACGACGGCTCGGAGATCGTGCATCCAGACGTCGAGGCTCTGATCCGCGCCATCAACGATCACCAACTCGGCGCGCTGGCCGTCGATCCGTTCGCGGAGACCCACGAGCTTGAGGAAAACTCCAACCCGCAGATGATCCGTGCGGCGAAGGCGTGGCGCTCGGTCGCACGCGCAACCGGATGCGCCATCCTGCTCGTCCACCATCTCCGCAAAGGGCCGGCCGACGGGATCGACTCCGCACGTGGCGCGAAGGCGCTGACCGATTCCGCGCGCGTCGGCCTGCTGATGAGCCCTATGTCGGAGACCGACGCCGCCGAGCTTGGCATCGAGAAGGACGAGTCCGGCCACTACGTCCGGCTGGACAACGCCAAGGCGAACATGAGCGTCCGGGCCTGCAAGGCGTCATGGTATGAGCTTGCGCAAGTCGATCTGCACAACGGCACCGCGATTTATCCGCATGGCGACAGCGTGGCCGCGATTGTCAGTTGGGAGCCTCCTTCGGTGTTCGGAGATCTGACCGTCATCCAATGCAACGAGGGGCTCGACCGGATCGCCGCCGGGCCGCGCGATGGTGTCCGATACACCTCGTCAAGGCGAGGCGACGGAGCCAGGTGGGCCGGCAAGGTGCTGGTGGACCTGTTTGGCGTGACCGATGTTGTGGCGGCCAGGATGATCGGGGTTTGGATCAAGTCCGGCGTTTTGCGGGAGACGCCCTACCGGGACCCGGAGCAGCGCCGCGACCGGCTCGGTTTGGTGGTTGACGATCTCAAACGGCCTGGGACCGTAGTGTGATGGGCGGGGGTTGGAAAATGCAAGAATTGTTTCGGAAGCCGGCACAGCCGGCGCCCCCTGGCGTTGCGGGTTCGGAAAGGAAAACCCGGTCGTCGGCTTCGGTTTGTGACGCATTTTATGACGCACCGAAAGGCCGCCGGAGGACGGCTGCGTCACAAAGCGCCCTAAAGGGCGCACTTTATGACGCACCATCCCCGGTCCGAAGGCGGTTTGTGACGCAGCATATGACGCATATGACGCAGCGGCCCCCCACACGGGGGTTCGGAAAGATCGGCGGCGCGGTTGAACAACCGGCCTGACGCAGCGCCCCGCACTGGGGGTTCGAAAAGAAAAGAAAAGAAAGGGTGAACACCATGACGGCGACATTCGACAGCGCGATCAAGCAGCTCATCTCCGACAACGCGGCCCTTCAGGCCGAGGTCGCCGCAACACCGGCGGCCGTCTCGACGCTGATAGCGACTGCCGTGGCCGCGGCGGTGGAGGCGGGCGCGACACCCGAACAACTGTCGGAGCTCGCGGAGCTTCACGCATCGCTTGGCGGGGCGGCGGCGCAGATCACCGCCGCGCTCGCCGGCACCGCGCCGGCGCCTCCCCCCGTCTCGCCGGCGCTTGCCGCGGCAGACCCGGCTGCGCCACCGGCGCCTCCGGCCGCCTGATGGCGCGGCGGCAACCCCGGCGGCAGGAACCGCCGGGCGCCGTCTGCAGGGGCGACGGCGGCATCGTCTGGGAGTATGGGGCGGACCCGCGATGCCCGAACCAGGTGGTCCGCCGCGCCCGGCGCGTTGATCCGCTCTGGACGCTCTACCATTGCGGAGGCATAACGGGCCGCGGTTATGATGCGGGCGAGGAACTGCGCAATTTGTTGGAGCGCATGGAGCCGTCGGTATGCTCGGGCGGCAGCGAGGTCCACGTTGCGCCATATCTCCGCGCCGCAATCTCGACGGGCCAGATTGGCGCAACCAGGGAAGCCAGGGAGGCGCTGGAGCGGCTTGACGCCGACCAGCGGGCCGCCACTGCCTGGGTATGCCTCGGCGGCACGGTGGACGGACTGGCGCTCCGCAGGCGCATCCGCCGGGCCAGCGCCGCGGCCCATGTGGCCTCCGGGCTCGATACCCTCGCCGACCACTTCTTCGGACGGCACGAGGCCGCCGCGTGAGCAAGCCTCCGAAGCAGCAGCAGATCGCGCAGCAGACCACAGCGCCGATCGGCGAGCTGCGCCCGAACCCGCGCAATCCGCGCAAGCATCCCGAGGAACAGATCAACCGCCTCATGGCGTCGCTGCGCCGGGACGGACAGACGCGCCCGCTGCTCGCGCGCAAGGCCAACCACATGCTCATCGCCGGGCATGGCGTCCACACCGCCGCGCGCCGGCTGGGCTGGACCGAGATCAACGTGGTCCTGTGGGACGTCGACCAGGCCACCGCCGACCGAGTGATGCTCGCCGACGATCGGCTGCAGGATCTCTCGGAGCTGGACAACCGCCGCGTCGCGGAACTCATGGCCGAGATTGGCGAGGGCGACTGGTTGGCCACCGGCTACAGCGTCGAGGAAGCCAACAAGCTGCTTGAGGGTTTCGAGGATGGAGAGCTTGAGGTTTATGAAGTCGAGACGCAGACGGTGACCGACCATTTTTGGGTGTCTGTCCGCGGGCCGCTCGGCGAACAGGCTGCCGTTCTCCAGCGCATGAAAGACCTGCTCGCCGAATATCCTGGCGTGAAAATCGAGATTGGCACGGTGGAGGACGCATAATGGACCATAGAAGTCTGGCGAAAGCGTTTCGCGAGCATGATGCCGATGTCGCGGGGGCGACGCCGGCCGGTGTCGGATTTGATCTGGCGAGCGCGCCGGACCGCACGATCCGGCATTTCGCGCGCAAGGCCGCCGGCGGGCTGGCGGACCCCTACTTTCGCGCCTTAATTCGAGAGCTATTCGAGGAACGCGAGCGGATCATCGACAGCCTGGGGAGTCTGGTCCGTCGTTGCGCGCCAACCTGCGTGCCGGATGTCACGCTCACCGGCCTCTACTGGCAGGTCGATTGCATCATTGCGAGCTATCGCTCGCGCCTCGGGGAGAAGTGATGTGGGCAGCGGCATCGACCTCGCGAGGGCGGACAATCCGCACCATGCCCAGCTATTGGACGATTTCAAAGACCAGCTTCTGATTGCGTTCGTCCGCCGGCTGGGCGGCGAAGTCACTGTCCCTGTGAAGGAGGTTGACGAGACAGGCGCTTACTTGCTCAGCGTTGCCATCGTCGATCGGGTTTTCAACTTCGCCCTCCAACGGAAGATGTGACTTGGAAGACAAGGAAAAGACGCTGGCACGGCTCCGCCGACTTCGCAATGCGCATGAGGCCGAACGAAAGTTCTTCGAGAGCTTAGGCTCATCATCTGGCCAGGTCCGCACGTCACATGAGGAATGGGACGCGCTGTTTGAAGCGGCCGTGCAGGAAGCCATACTGGCCGGCGCGACCGATGTGGAAATCCACGAGGCGATGGCGTGAGTGAGGTGTGTTTCGACTGCATGCGAGAGCATGAGCCGCCCCGCTGCCGGCATGACAGCGAGGCGCGGTGTTTCACATGCAACGGGCCGAGGGGCTACCGTGCGACCGGCGACGACGGCAAGCCGCAATCACCGGCGCACACATGCTGGCGCTGCTGGAACCTGGCCTGCGGCATCATGCTCCCGGCGGCCAACTGATGACGCGGCCATGCCAGATCTGAGGAGGGGCGTGAACGAAACATGGTTGACTGGATATTGCTGACTAACGCGGCCGAACGGCTGGCAGCGAGTGACTACATAGCAGGCGTAACGGCGCTTGTGGAATTCATGCATCCAGACCATGCGGAGACGATCGAAGTTGACATGACTATCGAGCAACTGTGGATTGCGTTCGATATTCTGGCAGACGAAAACGACGACCTGTCAGACGATTTGGACGCTGCAAACGAGCGCAACGTGGAACTGGCAGCGCAACTTTCAGCGGCTCTTGCGCAGCGTGACGAGTTGGCAGCGCGCGTCGAATGGCTTGAGCACGAGCGCGATTCAATGCTGTGGTTTCGTGGCGTGCTGGATGCGGCCATGGCCGAGATCGTGCCATGAGGATTGACCCGGCCGAACTGCTGACGGCGATCGTCAACGCGAATGCGATGGTCGAGTGCCTGACGGCCCAGCGTGACGCGCTGGCTGAGGCGCTGGAGCGATTGGCCATTGCAATACAGGACGCGGATACGACAGACGACAAAATGATGGCCGGAATGCGCGTCGGGTGCGCCGTGGACATCGCCCGCGCCGAGCTGAAGGCGGTGCGGGGATGAGCCGCTCCGGCCGCATGAAACCCACGGGCCGGCGATTCCCGTGACGAAGCGCGGGCTGTGGACTCCTGAGCGCAACGCGCTGGTCGTCAGTCACTGGGAGACCGGCCGCAGCACGCACGCGATCGCTGACGAGATCAACGCGAAGACCCGGGGACCGCCGGTCAACGCCCGACAGCTGCGCAACCAGGCCTGCCGCCTCGGCCAGCACCGGCCCGACGGTCACATGGCCGCCGTCGCGGCACTGGCGACCCGTGCCCGCCTCGCCAGGCTGGCGGCCGCCATGCGGGGACCAGCACCGGGCATTCCGGCGCCATATCCCAGGAGGTCATGATGGACATCTCGGGCGACCTATTGCGCTACGGCAAGCGAGACAATTCGCACTCAGCCTCCAAGGCGAAGGTGGGCGTCCGCGAGCGGGTGCTTGAGGCGATCGGTGCCGACAAGGCCCGGGTCTTCGATGCGTTCGCAGGCGAAGGCACGATGCACCGGGAAGTCTGGTGCAAAGCGGCTGGGTACACAGGATGCGACACCGATTGGTTCAAGGATGGCCGGCTTGCGTATGTCGGCGACAACCGGCGCGTCATGCGCGCGATTGACCTCGGCCAGTTCAACGTCTTCGACTTCGACTCCTATGGCTCGCCCTGGGAGCAGGTGACGATCCTTGCGGCTCGGCGGCCGCTGCAGCCCGGCGAAGTCCTCGGCATGGTGCTGACCGAAGGGCTCGGCCTGAAGATGAACATGGGCGGCGTCAGCAAGGCTTTTGCCAAGCTGGCGCGGATCAAATACCACATGCCGGGCATGGGCGCGGCGCGGGAAGAGATCATCGAGCGGGCGCTGCGGGAAGTCTGCCGGCGCATGCACGCGAAAATCAAATCCCGCTGGCAGGCGGACGGCAACAAGGGCTCGCGCGTGTCTTACATGGGATTAGTTCTGACGTCAGATTGATGTCTCCGAACCCCCAATCGGGGGCTGTCTATTAGGATGGCGGAGGAGGCGCGTGGTGGGCTTTCGTCTCCGAACCCCCATGGGGGGGCACTCCTTTTTAGAGCGGAAGCTGGACGCTCAGGATCGTGTCCGGCAGCGCCACGGGATCAACCGGACCGCGGGCCAGCGCCTTGCGAAGCCATTCGTGCTCGGCAAGGTATTTTCCCGCTTCCTCGGCCTGCCATCCCCTGACTTGCTGCAGGTCGAAGGTCGAAATCAGCTTGCCTTTCTTCCACGTCGAGGCTTCCCCCAGCTCCGCGAGGCCAAGGCGGAAATGGTCGCGGACCGTGCGCGCGTCCGGCGAGATGCAGGTTCCGATGTAGAGCGGATCGGGAATGATCTGCGTTGGCGTTGCCGGCTTGATGCACGCATACGCTCGGGGGAGTCCGCCCCATTCGCAGACCAGCGGAATCGGCCCAAGCCATTCAAGGAACGTGCCCGGCCGCGACCAGCTAGGCACCTCTCCCAAAGGCGTGGTAAGCATCTCCTCCACCATCTCGTCGATCGAAAGCGAGTCCAGCCGGTCGTCCGGCACGATCTTGCCCAGGTCTTCGAGAAGGCCCCGGAGCGTCCTGTAAAAGTCGGTGAACCGATCGGGTGATTCCCTTCGCGTGTAGCCGAGACTGGCCATCGCAACCTCCATGCCGCGCGGCTTGGCCATCTCCGCATCGAACTTGTCGCAGGTGTGCCGGATAGCCCGCAGGATTTCTTCCTCGCTCATCGGCACCGGAACCGGCGCAGGCGGCGCGGCCGGCACGACCGGCAGCTTGAATGCCGCCGGCTTCCTGGCGCGTGGCGCTTTGGCGGCGATCCACGCTTTCGTGGCAGTCTTTCTAGCCATCGTTGCATCTCTCCAAATGCAATTCGCCGGAACCGCCGGCACGGCATGCTTTTGCGGCATGCGTCAGGAGGCGGAACGATACCCCCTCCTGCCGGCTGCCTCAAATAAGCGCCGCGGACCGATTCAGCGCGGCAGCCATCGCGTGATAGGCCGGCGGCATCTCCCGCCAGATCTGCTTGTCACACGTCGCACCGCCTTTTTCCTCGGGCAGAACCTCGAAGCCGTTCGTCCGAAGCCAATTGAACCGCGCCGCCCACGGCCCCGGCGGCGTCAGGTCGATGTTCGGGTGGCTCGCGATCGTGCCGTGCTGCTTCAGCCAGATCGCTGAGCCTGCCTGGTGCGCCCGCTCCAAGCCGGCCAGCAGCCACGGACGCTCCATGCGCCGCGCTCCATGTCCGCTCTCGCCGCCCAGGATGATCCAGTCGATCCCGGTAAAGTCGCACTCGTCGAGTGGCCCGATGATGGGCTCGACCGACGCAAAAAACGTCGTATGATCCGTGCCAACCTGCTCCTTGAGCGAGCGCATGATCTTCAGCCGTCCCGCCACGCGGTTGTCCTCCACACTGACGCCGATCCAGATGTTCGCCGGCAGTCCGCGGTTCCCGTAGCGGTTCACGAGGTATTTGCGAGCCCGGATGGGCCTTTTCGTCAAAACCTGAAAAACCGTCGCCGGGTTGTTCTCCATGGCGTCGAACACCTGGGTCACGAACCCGTCCGGGATGGCGTCGTGCATCAGGTCCGACATCGAGTTGACGAAAACCTTGTGTGGCTCCAGAGACCCATCTTGGACGCGGACCGGCCGGAACTTGCGGACATGAGAGAGCCGGTCGGGATGCAGCGTGACGTCATTGAAGGCATGCTTGAAGCTCATTCCGCGAGCGAACATCGCCTCGGCATAGCAGTTGTCGCACCCGGGACTCACGCGGGTACATCCCGTGGTCGGGTTCCATGTGCTGTTGGTCCAACTTATGCCCGTGCCGATAACCGTCATTCTTTGGAGCCTTTATCCTGGCGTGTGGCACCACTATATGTCTCGATCTGCCACCCGCAGAAGCGAGGGGCGCGGCATGGCTTTCTCCACCATGCCGCGCCCTTCGATGGGGGGAGCTACTCCGCGGCCGCCGCCATCGTCTCGGCCTTCGCCCGCCTCCGGCGCGTGGCAGCGGCCTTCTCCGCACGTGTGGCGGGCGGAAGAGGCAAATCCGCCGCCTTGGCCTTCGCCAGTTCCTGCGTCCGCTCAATCTCAGCGGCCATGCCTTCGAGCATCTTCTTCATCCGCTCCTTCTCGGCCTCCGCCTGCGGCTCCTCGCCAGGCTCCGCGGCTTCCTCGGGCTTCGCCGGCTTGGCATCCGCCCCGTCAACCGCCGGCTCGTCTGTAGCCACCGCTTCCGCCTTTGGACCGGCCAGCGCGGGCAAGTCCGGTGCCCGCGCCATGATGGCCGCAATCCGCGCCGCGAACTGGTCCGCCTTGGTCACAAACCCCGACCGCGTCGCCTCGTCCGTGGCTGCCGCCGCCCATACCCTGTTGCGCGTCTCATGCGCCCGCAAGGCTGCCACCGTCGGCTTGACCGCCGGCGCCAGGATGGTGGCCGTAGCCAGCGGCAGCACCGTCTGCGTGACCACCGTTTCCGTAATCACGAGCACCGCGCCCGGGTAACCAAGGAAGTCGAAAATCCTTGGCGCTCCCGGCTCCCCATGGTCGAACACCCGGATCACCATGCCGTTCTTGGCACGCGCTTCCTTCGCCATACCGGCTTCAAGGATCTTCGCCAGCTCGCCGCAGTGTTTCAGATGGCGCGAATTGAAACCGACCGGCTCCCATTCACGCTTCGCCTTCATCTCCCCATCCTCGTCCATGTCCGAGAAAGACGCCGACCGGAACACGCCCGAATAGCTCGGGAAAGTGTCCACAGGCGCTCCGGTCAACGAGAAGATCATGGTCCGCTCGGGATCGGACAGAAACACCTTGGTATCGCCCTTGGTGTGCGTCAGAGCCACCACGTTGCTGTCGCCGACCTTGGAAATCATCGCGATGCGGGACTTCAAATCGTCACGCGGCAACATGATCCCCTCCTTGAGCCAGCTTGGCGGCTTGGACGGAACCCCGAAGCTGCCGACGAAGAGCCGGAAGCCATCCGTCCCGACAATCCGCCCGGCGCCAGCTTCGAGCTGGTGGACAAGCACGCCCTGGATGTACGCCTTGTTCTTGTCGGCTTTCGCCGCGATGGACTCGGCAGCCAGTAGCAGCGCCACTGGAACCGCCAACGTTTCAGGCTGCGGAACCTTCTTCGCGGCAACGCCGTCGAGGCTTTCAACGGTAGCCGATTTTATCGCGATTTGTCGCGACCTCAAGGTTGCGGTTTTCTTAGCCATATTCCAAGTCTCCAAGTTACGCCTGCAATAATTGCCAGACGTGACCCCCAAGAGCGGGGGCAAAGCGGTAACGTCGCTTGAAGACTCAGTATTCGCTTGGCAACATCAGCACCCAGTGCTTCCCGCGCTCCTTGTCGTCAAACTCCGGCGCCCGAACCAGGAATAACATGATTTCCGGCAGCGGAAAGTCGCTGCAGGGAATCTCCTGGCGGATCAGCCCGACGCCGTCGTCTTCGCCAGTCGTTGCCGTCACGACACCGCCCTCTCCGTCCCGCTTGAACTTCCAAACTTGGAAGTGCTCGCGAAGCAGCTTCCGGTTGGTCGCCAGATGCGACGCGATCACGTCCATCAGCCAGTAAGCCCCACCGCCGTCCGCGACCAGCAGCGCGCCATCTGTCATCAGCATCGTTTTCAGAAGTCCATGCCTGGTGTAACTCGTCGTGCCCGTGCAATAGGCCAGACCGTTCAAAAGCTCGTCGTGCTCCATTTCAAGAGTCCTCCGTCACTGACATGCCGCGAGCCCGAAGGCTGCGCGCCGCTTCGTCCCATTCCGCCCGCGTGATCTGGCGCTCGCCCGGAATGTGCCGGTCAATCCGAGACCTGTCGCAAAACTCCTCGAACACAGCCAGAACAGTCCGCTCATGCCGATTCAAGTCGAAGCGGTGTTCGGTCGCAAGGCGGACGTTCATGCCGCGCTCTTGAGCATCAGGTTAAGCGAAACCGTGGCCGCGTGGCCCTGGATCGGAGGCAATGCCACCGCACCATGCGTGCTCGCCAGCAGCCGTGTTTTGCCGGTCGATGACGGCTTGGCATCGAAAACCGCCGTAGCCGAGATGTCGATCGAGATCAACAGCTTTCCTCCCTCGACCCTATAAGCGACATTGTTCATGTATTCTCTCCATCGTCACTG